TAGTTAAGCCACAAATCTTAATTGACGATTATGACATTCAAGAGAAATGGATATTCTAAAGGAAAAGAGGACAGGTGTTTAAATATAAAGTCAATCTCGGTTCAGAACTAATTGACCTAGACAATATTATGGCAGTCTTAAAAGGGAATAAGTGCTCTCCTCTTGGAGAAGGATTGCGCAAGGAAATGTATTATGAGTTTGGTCAAGCTGGATATCAGTTCATTGTAGACACTCTCCAAGAGCAGGTAGATAATATCAAGGCACGTCAGCCGAGTGCTGAGTAGCATGGCGTCTCAGATAGTGGTGTGCGGCGATGCATACAAGGATTCCGCACAATATATAGATGACAATACCGTCATTGTCACTGATCCACCATACAACATCAAGTATCATTACCGCACCTACAATGATAACAAGAAGGATGAAGACTATTGGAAGGATTTGTCCGAACTGTTGTCATTGTCTCCGTGCGCGGTTATCATGTATCCTGAAAGTCTATATATACTGGCACGCTATCTGGACAAGGTTCCTGTTAAGGTAGCAAGCTGGGTGTATAACGCGAATACTGAGAAACAGCATAGGGATTGCGCTTACTTTGACATTAAGCCAAACTTCAATCTTTACAAACAGCCCTACAAGGATATGAACGACCCCCGGGTGAAGAAGCTGTTCGAGCGCACTGGTGGTGCTCGTTCCTATGATTGGAAGGAGTGCCCGCAAGTTAAGAACAAGAATAAGGATGATGGCGGAATTGGCATTACACATCCATGCCAGATGCCAGTAGAGATTATGAAATGGCTGGTAGGTATTATCCCACCTGAATATAAAATCTTTGACCCATTTGCGGGGAGTGGTACTACAGGTGTCGCTTGCAAGCTTTTGGACAAGGACTTTATAGGGCTTGATGTTGATGAAGATTATGTCAGGTTAGCCAATGCACGAATTCAAAAAAGCCAAAGATAAAGCATATAGCTTGCATTTGACAAGCTGTGTGCTTTTTTGGTATAATAATAGAGTACAAAGGGGCTATCTTTTTTATCAAGAGAGGTAGGTGGTGCCAATGGTAATGGGCAGATTTGACTATCATAATCACACCCATTATTCTTAGGTCTAATTTACGCCTTCTCGACAGTACAGTACGTCCAAAAAAGTTAGTAGATAGAGCAATCGAATTAGGGCTTGCGGGAATTGCTGTAACAGATCATGAGTCTTTAGGTTCCCATATCGAGTTAGATAAACTCCAAGACCAATACAGAGAGAAGTATCCTAATTTTAAGATAGTACGCGGGAACGAAATCTATCTCACGGATACACGAGATACCGGACAATATTACTACCATCATATCCTACTCGCTTTAGATGCTGTTGGTCATAAAATGCTGAGAGAGTTATCATCTAATGCTTGGATGAATAGCTACTATGATAGAGGAATGGAACGAGTTCCTACCCTAAAAAGTGAAGTAGAAGATGTTGTACGACGATATGGACAAGGACATATCTATGCTTCTACCGCTTGTCTTGGGTCTGAATTAGACAAGGCTATCCTTGAACTCCACGAAGCCGAAATGCTAGGCAATATTGCAGGAGAAAAACAAGCTCATGATAAAATTGTTACTTTTCTTGAATGGTGTATTAATACCTATGGAGAAGGAAACTTTTCTCTAGAAGTTCAGCCCGCACAATCAGAAGACCAGATAATTGTAAACAAAAGAATGTCTTCTATAGCCAAGGCTTTTGACCTACCAATTTGTATCACCTGTGATAGTCATTATCTCTGCAAAGAAGATAGATATATTCACAAGGCTTTTCTCAACTCTAAAGAAGGAGAGCGAGAAGTTGATAGCTTTTACGAGTATGCTTATCTTCAATCAGAAGAAGAGATTCGCCGCAATCTCGAAGACACGGAACTTGATTACGAAGAGCTTTGTACCAATTCAATGAAGATTTGGGATAGGTGTGAATATTATACTTTAAAGAGAAAGCAACACGTCCCGCAAGTGGCTGTACCAGATTTTCCAAAAGAAGCAGTTGACAGCCATGTTTATGATACAAAGAAATATCCAACGCTTGATAAACTATCTCACTCAGATAATTCTCAGGAACGCTATTGGATAAACTATTGCTCCCAAGAGCTAAAGAAACGTAATCTTTACAATGATACTTACCTTTCTCGTCTTGAAGAAGAAGCGGATATTCAAGCCGTAATTGGAGAAAAGCTTGAAACTTGTATGTTTGCCTATCCTATTTTTCTTCAACACTATATTAACCTTTTTTGGGAATGCGGCTCTACTGTAGGGGCAGGACGTGGTTCGGCTTGTTCTGGACTTAATCACTGGCTACTTGGCGTTACTCAGCTTGACCCTATTAAGAACAATCTCCCTTACTGGCGTTATTCAAACAAAGACCGTATCGAGCTTGGCGATATTGATATTGACGTATGCCCTTCTAAACGTGAAGAAATCTTTAGCCGCATTCGAGAAGAACGTGGTCAACTCGGTTGCGTTCAAGTTTGCACCTATGGCACAGTTACTTCTAAAGCAGCTGTCAAAATTGCTTGTCGTGGTTATCGTTCTGAAGAATTTCCAACTGGTATTGATTTAGACGAAGCAGAATATCTTTCTTCTCTTGTTCCTTCGGAACGTGGCTTTGTTTGGAGTATTTCAGATTGTGTTTATGGCAACGAAGAAAAAGAGCGTAAACCAGTTAATAACTTTGTTAAAACAGTAAACAGTTATCCGGGGCTATTGGATATCCTTCTCAACATTAGCGGCTTAATTACACAGCGAGGTATCCATGCAAGCGGTGTTAACTTTTATGACAAAGACCCCTATGAAACAGCCTGCTTTATGAAAGCTAAAAATGGAGCAATCACTACGCAATATTCTCTACACGATGCAGAGTATTGCGGTGATGTAAAATATGATTTCCTTGTAACTGAGATTCAAGATGTTATCACGCAATGTATCAACCTCCTTCAAGAAGGTGGAAAGATTGATAAGAATCTCACTCTTAAAGAAGCTTACGATAAATACCTGCATCCCGATGTTTTGCCACTTCAAGATGATAAACTTTGGGAAGCCGCTAGCAGCGGAAAAATCTTGAAGCTTTTTCAGTTTGATACGCAGGTAGGTGGGCAAACTATTAAAATTGTAAAGCCGCACACTCCAAAAGAAATGGCAGACTGTAATTCAGCAATGCGGCTGATGGCTTCTGAAAAAGGTGGCGAAACTCCTACTGAACGTTATGTTAGAATGAAAGCAGACATTTCTCAATGGTATGATGAAATGAATCGTTGGGGTTTATCAAAAGAAGAGCAAAAAATTCTTGAACCATATTATCTTCCAACTCATGCGGCTCCAGCTCAGCAAGAAGATATGATGTTAATCTTAATGGATGAACATATTTGTCATTTTACACTTGCCGAAGCAAATGCAGCACGTAAAATTGTTGGTAAATTTTTTGCCGTTCTAAATAGTAATATTTAGAATTATTATTGGGCAAAATCGGGGAAAGCTAAGTCTTTAGATATGCTAATCCCGAGGTAACTTCTTAGATTGCGAAAGGCTAAGAAGTACCGTAGAGCGTAGGCGGTGAATAAATATAATCCGCCCAAGAGTGTCCAACATCCTTATTTATAGGATGAAAATGTACGCCGAGCTTATAGGAAACTATAAGAACTAAAGGATAAAAAGCCTTTAGGATAACATTACTGAAGAAACAAATGGATAAAGTTCCTGAACTTCATGCAAAGGTACTTAAACAAGCACCCAACGAGAACTTTGGCAAGTATGTCTGGGAAACAGCGTTGAAGCCCCAAATGGGATATTCGTTTAATTTTCGGGCGAAGAAAAATCGGGTATATGCGGGAACACCCTTAGAGCGTTTAGCACCAAAGTGTAACAGTCTAAACGATTGGGCAATCCGCAGGGAAGCCGGAAGGAACCCTCAGAGACTACCATCCCGACTACAAAAATAGAATGTATAGTCCAGACCGCAACAGAAATGGCTATGGAAACATAGTGCGGTATGCAGTTTAATTCATTCCCTAGCTTACTCTTATATCGGACTTCAAACAGTTTATCTTGCCACATACTTCCCTATTGTCTATTGGAATACAGCATGTCTTCGAGTAGACGCAGGAATAGAAGAAGATGATTCTACTGATTATGACAAGATTGCTAAGGCAATTGGCAATATGACTGCACACGGCATTAATGTAGTGCCAATTGATATAAATAAATCTGATTATCTATTCACTCCTGATGAATCAAACAACGCAATTCTGTATGGACTAAAGTCTTTGAACGGCGTCGGTGGCGAAGTGATTGAGACTATCATCCAAAATCGCCCATATTCCTCTATTCAAGACTTTATCGACAAGACTGGCTGCAATAGAACCGTCACACTATCTCTAATCAAGTCCGGTGCTTTTGACCAATTTGGCGAGCGCCGCAAGATTCTTGAGGACTATATTCGTCAAATCAGCGAACCAAAGACCAGACTGACGATGCAGAACTTCAAGACTTTGATGGATAGCAACCTGCTTCCAGAAGAGTTAGATTTCCAAAAGCGTTTATTTGTCTTTAACAAGTCTCTAAGAGCGAACAAAAAAGTAGATAAGGTCTATGTAATCAACTACAACTACTACGACTTCTACGAGCAATTCTTTGACATTGACGAGCTAGAGCCAATCTATGACACTCTTGGAATTGACCAGAAGAAATGGCAGAAGATGTACACTAAGTCAATGGAGCCTGCAAAAAAGTATATCCAAGAGCATCAACAGGAGCTACTTGACAGGCTGAACGATGCCCTGTTCCAAGAGCAATGGAACAAGTACGCGGCAGGTAATGAATCCTCGTGGGAAATGGAATCCATGGGATACTATTATCACGAGCATGAGCTTGCCAACGTCCATCAAGATTGGTATAATATTAGAGAATACGATAGCTTGCCAGATGACCCAGAAGTAGAATACACCTTCAAGCGAAATGGCCGCAAGATTCCTATCTTTAAGACTTGCAGGATTATGGGCACGGTTATTGGTAAGAACAACACCAAGGCTACCGTCAACCTGCTTACCGTTGGTAGTGGGGTTGTCACTGTCAAGTTTGACCTAGACTTCTTTGCCAAATACAATCGCCGCATATCTGAGAAGGTTGGTGGCGTCAACAAGGTTGTAGAGGCAGGATTCTTCAATCGTGGAGTCAAATTGGTGGTGAATGGTTACAAAAGAGGTAGTGTGTTTAGGGCCAAGGCCTACAAGAAGACTCCAAGCAAGCAGCTATACAAGATTACAGAAGTGCGGCCAGATGGCACTATATGTATGACGCATCTAAGATATGGAGAAGTGGAGGAAAATGGCATCTAAGAATTTTAAGAATCAAATCATTGCCGCAGTGTGCGGCCTAGTGGCAGGGGCGGTTGCCGCCCTTGCCCTCCTCTTTGCTATCCTTTTCGGTTATTATCAGGTATCGCCGCAAGACGCGGTTGATATCAAAATCACACCGGCTGTGATTCAGGGAACCAAAGAGGATGGCTCAGAGATTAATGGTTTTGTCATTACTACCGAAGATGGAACGGAGTACCTTGTCACTGACTATTGGACTCCAATTATGCTGAGTGACAGCATTCCCGAGGAGGATTAATGAAGCCCTTGATTATTGCCGTTTGCGGGGCGACGGCAAGTGGCAAAGCACAACCTGATGATACTTTAATACCGACTCCTAATGGACTAACGCTTTTGGGCGATATAAAAATAGGAGACCTAGTATTTAGTAGAAAAGGGAAACCAGAAAAAGTTATTGGAGTTTTTCCACAAGGACAACAAGATGTATATCAAATTACTTTTTCTGATGGACGTAAAACGTATGCCGCAAAAGATCATATTTTTACTTGTGTTACCTCTAGAGATAATTTTGTTAATAAAACAGTGGAAGATTTGTATTTTCAATATCAAACAATTAATCTAAAAAACGGCAAGGTTAAGATTCCTATTAATGAACCAGTTGAATATCCTAAGCAATTGCTACCTATTCATCCATACATAGTAGGAGCGTTTTTAGGTGATGGCTGTTGTGTTAAAAAGTATTTAACTATATCATCTAATGATGTAGAAATTCCTAATCATATTGCTGAATTGCTCCCCTATGAAGTTACAGCTAAACCTAGAGCACCACGCCAGTCTTACGATTATATATTTGAATATAAGCACCCTGAACAGCATAAAAATAAATACATTACAACTTTAAACATATTTGAACAATATAGAAAAGAATTATGCACAAAATCTTTTAATAAAAGAATTCCAGACAACTATATTTATAGCAGTATTGAACAAAGATATGCTTTATTGCAAGGATTATTAGATACAGACGGCTCTGTTACTAAACAGGGTTGCGTATCTTTTTGTAGTACATCAAAGCAGTTAATTGATGATGTTCAACAAATTTGTTGGTCGTTAGGATTTTTAACGCATGTATCAATAGATAACAGAACAAATAAATATACGACGCATTGTTGCTATACTTTAACTATTAAAACTCAACTAGAAAATAAATTAAAATTATTCTTTCTCCCTAGAAAAAAAGAAATATTAAATAATTTTAAAACACATCAACACAAACACTATGTGTATAAATATCTATATATAGATAAAGTAGAAAAGAAATCTCTAAAAAAGAATATGACTTGTATATATGTAGATGATAAAGAACACCTGTATTTAACAAATGATTATATTGTTACACATAATACCACTCTTTTACATAAATTAGCTCCTGCTATTGGGGCAACCAAGATTGTCTCAGATACCACCCGTCCCCCAAGGTCGGGAGAGCAGAACGGGGTCGATTATAACTTTGTCACAACAGACGAATTCACAAAGGGAATAACAGAAGGTAGGTATCTAGAATACACCGTCTTTCGTCACTGGCTGTATGGCACTCCTAGGGATGCGGTATGCGGCAAAGTGAATAT